CTCTGGTCGAGAATAATAACGGGATCATCTTTATGGACTTTAGTAATCCAGATCAAAAAGAGCCAGTCCCGATTGATCCGACTAAGGTGCACGTCATCGAGGATGATGAGGTAACTGATACTGACGATGCAAAAAGTTAATCACCATTATAAGGATTTATTTTTACCGCCGCCTGGAGTCCGGTATTTTGTTTTAATGGGAGGACGATCAGCTGGTCGATCAACCGCTGGATCTCAGCTGATTAAGACTGGTCTGTTTGATACGACTAAGTATTTCCGGTGTGCGATGATGCGTTTTATTTATGGAGATATTAAAAATAGTATTTTCCAGGATACTCTCGACCGGATCGAAGAGGATGGATCTGACGGTCTCGAGGGATACGAGGTACACGGCTCGCCGATGGGATTTACCTATAAGAAAAATAAAGTCACTGGTATCGGTTTTAGAAAATCATCCAGCGATCAAAAGAGTAAGCTCAAGTCACTGTCTAACTATAACGTCGTCGTCATCGAGGAGGCTGACGAGATTGCTGAGGAGGATTTTATGCAACTCGACGACTCCCTCCGTACGCTCAAGTCTGACATTATGGTCGTACTCATGTTAAATCCTCCAGAAAAAAATCACTGGATTATCCGGCGGTTTTTTAATCTGGTCGACGTGCCGGAGGTCGAGGGATTTTATAAGGCTGTCAAAAAGCCGGAGATGACTGATACCGTCGTCATCTCGACAACATACAAGGAGAATATCGTTAACGTAAATCCGTCATCGATCATAAACTTTGAGCGATATAAAGAGACTCGTCCGGACTATTACTGGAATATGATCAGAGGGTACGTATCTGAGGGAGCTCGAGGTCGTATCTTTAAAAACTGGAAAACTATCAGCGATGCTGAGTTTGATGCTCTCCCGTACCCGACGACGTATGGTCTCGACTTTGGATTTTCTAATGATCCAGCGGCTCTCCTTGCGTGTAAGACTCACAATAATAAAGTCTGGTTTAAAGAGTTACTGTATGAGACTGGACTGACTAACGTCGGAGATCACTCACTGAGTAAGCGTTTCGAGGATCTCGGTCTGACTGGTCAAGATCTTATTTATGGCGATAGTGCTGAGATGAAATCTATCGAGGAGCTTTGTCAAGATGGCTGGTACGTCGAGCCGGCTATGAAAGGTCCAGGCTCAGTAAACGCCGGGATCGACTTACTCCAGGGTCTCGAGGTGTTCTATACCGAGTCGAGCTCTAATATCGATACCGAGCGACAAAACTATAAATGGAGACTCGATCGTAATAAGCTCCCGACTGGTAATCCAGAGGATGAAAACAATCACTTGATGGATGCTGGTCGATACGTGGTCTTTACCCATAGAGGTCGAGCGTTTAATGGATTCGCCGGCTGATGTGGTATTATTTTGGTATATGAGTTTATTCAAAGATATTGCCGGGATGTTTTCCAGTCAAAAGTACATCGGTCTCCTTTCCGGCAACTTACCATCGTCAACTCGGTGGGGTGCTAGTGATTATCTCAAGGCTGTTGATATCAGTCTGTATACTGATCGAGCTATTTCTAAGCGAGCTGAAAAAGTGGGAGAGGTGGAGTGGATAGTAAAAGATAAACTCGGTGAGCCGATCCTCGGTCATCAAGTACTCGACGTGCTCAATTTCCCTAATGACTATTACTCAGCTCCTCAGTTTTGGGGTCTCTATCAAAAGTATTACGACGTCATCGGTACGGCGTACATCGTCAAGGATATCGGGCGTGAGTTATTCGAGTCGACTCGAGTAAAGAAACTCCATCTCTTACGACCAGATATGGTCAAGCCTATTTATGCTAAAGACAACTCGTATATCGATTACTATGAGTATCGTACTAACACGGGGACCATTCGATATGAGGCTGAGCAAATTATAATGATCTTTAATCCGGATATCTCTAATCCGCTCCAGGGTCGGTCACTCCTTAAGTCTGGTATCCAGACAATCCAAACGGAGGTCCAGATCAGTGCGTACCATTCTCGAGTACTAGAGAACGGAGGTAAGGTCGAGGGAGTGTTTAAGTTTAAGACTCCTCGTCTGACTCAAGAGCAACTCCAGCAACTTAAAGACGATTACGCTAAAGAGTACGCTGATGCTCGGAAAGCTGGGACTCCCCTCTTTTTAGGTGGTGACTCTGATTACATTCGTACCGGTCTCACTCCGGACGAGTTGTCTTACCTTGACGCTAAGAAAATGACGCTCGAGGACATTATCATTATGACTGGAGTGCCTAAACCTCTCCTTGGATCTTTTGATGATATCCAGTTTAGTAATGCGGATGCGGCGATCCGGATCTTTTTACGTGAGACTATTAAGCCGTTACTCAATAACCTTGCGACGTCTCTTGATCGTACTATGGTCGCTGAGGGAGAGCGTCTGACGTTTGTCGATCCTACTCCAGAAAATCTCGAGGATAAAATCAAAGAGACTGAGAGTGGTATTAAAAATTACTTTATGACTATCAATGAGGCTCGAGCTCGTCATGGTTTCGAGGAGCTCCCAGACGGAGACGTGATTATGGTGCCGTTTAACATGATGCCGCTCGGTACTGATCTCAAGGCTAAAGCTAAGACAGATGATACTCAAAAGAGAATCAAGTCCACTAAAGAGGTCGAGCATCCTCTCCGAGATGAGGCGGTACGTAAAAAGTACGGAGAGGCTCGATCTAAAAAAGAGGACGGACAGATCACGGGTTTTAATAAGGTCGTCGAGACTTACTTTACGGAGCAACGGGACCGACTCGTCGACCAGATAAAATCTCGTAAAAGTTTTAAGGTCAAGGGATTGCTCGATGAGACTTTTAGTATCGAGCTCGAGGCTAAGCTCGCTAAGGTTTCATTTATGCCATTGCTCACTCAGCTACTTGCTGAGGCTGGAGCGGATGCGATGGAGCTCGCTGGATCAAGTTTTGATTTTAATGTAACTAGCGATATCCGATCCTGGATGGAAAAACAAGCGGACGAGACGTCTGAGGTTATAAACGTGACGACTCATAAAAAGCTGACGTCTGAGTTTGAGGCTAGTTTTGCGGCTGGAGAGACTCGAGATGATCTGATCAAAAGAATTACAACGGCGTACGACGGTATAAGTAAAGGACGAGCGGCGTCGATTGCTAGGACTGAGGTACATAGTGTAAATCAGTACGCTAATATTGAGGGATACCGTCAAGCTAATATGCCGATAAAAATCTGGGTATCAGTAATTGACTCTGAGACTCGAGGGATGGACTTTATGGATGAGGCTGATCACGTTTCTATGGATGGAGAGGAGGTACCGCTCGATATGCCTTTTAGTAATGGACTTATGTACCCGGGCGATAAACGGGGTGGTCCATCTGAGTACATAAATTGTCGCTGTCAGTCGTAATCAGTGTGCTATTATTAAAGATATAAATTATTAAGCGTATGGCTAGAATCAAATCCGGAAAAAAATCACTTACATCGATTCCCGTCGAAATTAAGGAGATCAATAAAGAAAAGTATACGCTTACGATGATAGCGTCGTCTCAAGATGTCGACCGTCACGGCGATACTATCCTCCAGGACGGATGGGATCTTAAGCACTTTAAGAAAAATCCAGTCATCCTCAACTCGCACAATTATAACGATGCGACTGAGGTTATCGCTCGAGCGACTAAGACCTGGATCGAGGGTAAGGGTAAAAAGTCTAAGATGCTCCAGACGTGGGAGTTTGCTGTCGATGCTAATCCGAAAGCTAAAATCATTTTTGATCTATACGCCGGCGGTTTCTTACATGCCTCATCTGTCGGATTTATCCCGACTGAGTTTGATAAGCAAAAAGACGGATCGACTGATTACTACACTATCAAGCAAGCTGAGCTCCTTGAGGTTTCAGCGGTATCGGTCCCAGCTAATGCGGCGGCTACTCTCGCTAAAGGTATCGGAGTCGAGATGGATGATTTCCGTAAGGTTGTCAAAGTGATTGACGAGGACGATGAGACTGAGGATGAAATCGAAACTCCAGACGAGGAGGAGACTGATGTCGATCCAGAGCCGGAGGACAAGACTGAAACTGTAGAGACTCCAGAGGAGGACAAGACTGAAACTGTAGAGACTCCAGAGGAGGAAGATACTGAAACTGAGCCGGAGGAGACTGAGGTCGAAACTCCAGAGGAGGAGGACGAGACAGTCGAGCCGGATCCAGAGGAGCAAGAGCCGGAAATCCCAGAGGAGAAAAAGGTCAAGGCTCCCAGTCGTAAATCTCTTTACGCTAAAGCTATCCACAAATTAAACGGACGACAAGAGATGGAATTAAAGATTGCACGTGATACAATCGAGAAAATGCTCAAGGGAGAAAGTACCGAGGTCAAGCGAGATTTTAACTCGATCATCCGGAGACTCCTCAAAGCTAAAAAGTAATACTCCCAGTCGATCCCTCTTACGAGCTACGGACTCAAAACGATTTATCCGATTTAATCATAATTATTATGACTAAGTTTCTAAAGTTTTTGAAATCCTTGACTGAGCGTGGTTACGCTACTGAGGTAGAAAAAGCGAAAGCTGTTGAGATGCTAAAAGCTCTCGATGGCGAAGATCAAGCTGAGGTCGCTGATCAAGCGGCTGAGGTTGCTGACTTACCGGAAACGGCTGAGGAGGCTGAGGCTCAAGCGGACGAGGATGATGCTGACGGTGATGCCGTCGAGAAAGGTATCAAGGCTCTGTTTGCTCGAGAGGGAAAGCGGCTAGAAAAATCTCTTAAGGGAGATCTAGCGACTTACATGGCTGAGCAAAAAGAGCTCATGGCTAGTAAGGCTGGTGCGTACCATCCGGACGTACAAGCGAAACGTAAAGAGCTTAACAGCACTTTGCGTAAGACTGTCTCTGGTATCGTATCTGGTGACTTGTCTCTTATCAAAGAGATGACGTCTGACGATACGGGATCTCCGTACGCTGGTTACACTGTTGACTCTGAGCTTTCAGCTGAGATCCGACACTTGATGACTGAGTACGGTGTTGCTCGACGTGAGATGGAAAGTGTCCAACTTACTAAAGGCTCATACAAAATAAACGATCTCGTCACTGACGTAACTGTTTACTGGGTAGACGAGGGAGCTGTTGTTAACTCAACTCAAGCTGTACTCGGTCAAGAAACGCTAACTCTTAAGAAATTGGGAGCGATCGTGACTATGACATCTGAGCTGTTGGAGGATACTGAAATCGATCTTATCTCATTTATGGCGTCACGTGTCGCTGAGGGATTCGCTCGAGCTGAGGACCAGGCTTTCTTTACAGGAACTGGATCAGCGGCGTTTGGTGGTTTCACTGGACTCCTTTCAGCGTCTGGAGTTAATGAGGTTACTCTAGCTGGTACTACTTTTGCGAGTATGAAAGCTGAGGACTTGATTGACATGGTAGACAAAACTCCATCTGGAGCTTTGGGTAATGCTAAGTATTACCTCCATCGTACTATTATGTCTGTTGTGCGTAAGCTCCGAGAGGATGCTGTCTCAGCTGACGATGGTGCTGGAGCGTTTATCTATCAAGCTCCGTCACAATCTGGACCGGCTACAATCTGGGGATACCCTACTGTACTTGTCGAGGCTATGCCGGCTATCGGAGATACCGCTGTCGATACATCGTTTGTATTGTTTGGAGATCTCCGAAAGGCTTGTATCTTTGGGTACAAGGGAGCTCTTAAGGTCAAGCGATTCGATGCCGGTGAGGTGCGGAACGTGGCTGACGATGCTAATATCAACTTGCTTACAACTGATCGAGAGGCGATCCGATGGACTCAGCGAGTTGGATACATTACTGTTATCCCGACTGCGGTCACTAAGCTGACAACAGCGGCGTCTTAATCCTAAGACTCTGATGTAATAAAAGTCCTCGGTGTGGGAGCCGGGGGCTTTTATTGTGTCTGAGTGTGATATCATACAGTTATGATTTTTCAAGAGAAAGCTGTCGACCAGGGATGGGAGTATAAAATCCAAGATGTCTTTGGAGTGATGGAGTTTTACTGTGACGAGAAAATCCCCGTCGACGTCCTGGATGATATGGTATTATTATTACTAAGACAGAACTTGTCAGCTCTCGTCGTAAAAGGCGAGGTCAAAACTGAGCAAGGGATAGTCCGTTACAATTTCACTAAAGAGCCTCAGTGGGGAGATGTCTCTCCAGAGGAGGAGGCTGAGTGGGATGATCCAGAGGATCGAGATATATGCGAAAATACACCTACATCGACAAACGAACCGGAGAGCGAGTTTACTCGGATCTCCCTTTACGTCCGTCGTATTTTCAAAAAGTTACGGAAATCCGTGGCGGTCCTCCGGGACATATGGAGAAATCCTCGGGATTAAAAAAGTTTAACCGGGCTGACGTCTCCCCTAAAATTATTAAAAAATAGCATTATAAATATATGGCAACATTTACATTTACACTCCAAGGATCAAGCGATACCGTTATCGGTGCGACTGATCGATT